AATTGCTTGAGCTTCTGCTTTTGTCTTTTCAACACCGTTCTTTTCAGCTAACCAAAGAGCGCCTTTTTCATTGTTTCCAATGACCCAAACGTCTCCAGGGTAACCTCTAAGAAAAAAATTTAATCTATCTTGATGAGTGAAAAAACCTTTTCCAGTGTTAGTAGCAGTGCCATACATAAATAATGCCATAGTTACTTCCTCCTTTTATTGTTATTGTGTATCATATTTTTTAACTAGATGAAATGTTTTTTACATTAACTGCAGTTGTTACTCCAGTAAATTCTTCTGTTGCTGTTGTGTATGGCGGAGCGTTTCCTCCAAAAGCTAAACCTGCTGCTGCAGTTCCAGTTCCACTAACATAAATTCTAGCTGTTGCCAATGATGGTCTTGTTGAAAAAGTAGTTCCATCATAACCTTCTGTAAGAGCACTATAACCAGGTGTTCCTGGTCCTATAGATCCTCCGAAAGATATAGCATTTGTTTGTATTCCAGCACTTCCTCCAGTTATACGCCCTGTAATTAAACTTCCTCCAGCGGTCCAAGACTCACCGCCATATTCTTCAGTAGTGGCTGCATAACTTGCACCAGGAGTTATTCCTCCAGTAGCTAATGCTGCTGTTTGAATTCCAACATTACCAGCAAAATGTGATTTTGCAGTTGGCATTGCTCCTCCAGCTGTCCAAGAGGTTCCATTATATTCTTCAGTTGCAGTTAGTCTAGTTGGAGCAGGGGTAATTCCACCAAAAACTAGTGCAGCTGTTTGTAATCCACAACCGCCACAGTTAACTCTACCAGATGGTAATGAGTTTGGTTGAGTTGCCCAGTTAGTGCCATCAAATTCTTCTACTGCAGATTGCAGAGTTGATGGATTAGAAAAACCTCCAGAGTATAAAGCTGCAGTTGTAGTTCCTGCTCCAGCTCCAGAATATCTAGCTGTGTTTAAATTATTTTTTGAAGTCCAAGATGTGCCATCGTATTGTTCGGTTGCATTAGATGCAGGATCTGAAGCGTAACCACCAAAATATAAAGCTGCTGTTTGTAATCCATTCTGAGAAGAAGCTCCTTCGTCTCTAGCTGTGTTTAAAGCTCCACCACTTGACCATGCTGCACCTGTGGTAATGTTTGCTGATCTGTTAAATTCTTCTGTTGCCTTATAAGCTGGTCCCATAGATGATACCCAACCTGCATCTCCTGTTGATCCTGCAGATGAACCATAAAGACCACCTGGAGAAGAAACACTCATGCTAGGTAAAGTAGTCCAAGTAGAACCATCATAACCCTCTGTTGCCGTGTAGTTTGAACCGTTAGTTTGTGCTACAGCATTTGTTTGTATTCCAAAAGCTGAAGCAAAACCTGTGGCCACGTTTAAAGCGCCTGTAGCAGTCCATGATGAACCGTCATATTCTTCACAGTTTGTCATTGCATTTGGAGATGGGTCTATAAAACCACCAACAATTAATGCTGCTGTTCCTGTGCCAGCACCACTTGAGTTATTAAACATTCTTGTAGTATTTATGTTTGGTCCATTTGCAAAATTAGTTCCATCAAACGTCACTGATTTATTAGTTCCTGAGTTTCCAGATGAACCATCTCTACCAACAGCACCAATAACATTAGTTTTTTCTAACCCACAACTAGCGATGTTATTAGCAGCGTAGGGTAAAGAATTTGCTGCTGTCCAAGCTGTACCATTATAAGAAAACGCATTGGCTGTTATACTAGGAGAATTACCTCCGTAAGCTATTCCAGCAGTTTGTGTTCCTGCTCCCGATAATCCTTGACTTGCTGCAGGATAATTTGTTTCCTCACTCCATCCAGTTCCATTGTAGTGTTCAACGTTAGAAACATTAGTAGGACTAGAACCAGCAATTTGAACTCCTGCCGTTTGTGTTCCAAGAGATCCAGATGCATATCTTCCAGTCGATAAAGGTCCCCCACTTGACCATGCTTCAGTTGCTACAATACTTCTAAATGCGTTGTCTGTTGAATTATAAAAAATTCTACCCGCATCTTCAGCTGAAGATGGGTTTGAAGATAATGAGTTAACAGCTTTTCCGTGTATTTTTCTATATGTTGTCATAATTAAGTTACCGCTACCGTTTGTGTTGCTGCCGCTGCCACAGTATATTCTTCAACTGTATTAGACGCTGGATATGAACCCGGAGGGTTTGGGCTTCCTACATACAAAGCTGTAGTTGGAGCTGAGTATGGAGTAGGATTAGCATTTCCTTGTCCATTATTTCCGCTACTTAAACTTGAATCACTGGTAAAAGAAGTTCCATCGTAAGATTCGACTTGTTGTTTATTTGGTCCTCCTCCATAAATTAAACCTGCTGTTAGAGTTCCTGCTGCGCCTGCATTACTTCTATTTCTTGCAGTGTTAGCAGTACCACCTGCTGTCCAACTAGAACCATCATATTCTTGTGTAGCAAAAATTCCAGCTTCGGGACCGCCAGGTCCAGGAGATACTCCTCCAACACTTAAAGCTGCAGGTTCACTACCTAAAACTGTACCACCTGCTTTTGCTACAGGAATTGCGGTTTCATTAATCCAAGCTGAACCATTATAAGATTCTACATTTGTCATTACACCTTCTGGTGATCCACCTGCAGGTCCTGCTCCACCAACAGTTATTGCTGCTGTTGAAGTTCCGCCTCCATTACAAGATCTTCTTGTATTGTTTAAACTAGGTGTACCAGAAAAACTTGATCCATTATAAGAAACAGAAGTATTTAGAGCACCAGGTCCTCCTTGTCCTCCAAAAAATACTGCTGCTGTTTGAATTCCAGCACCTCCTGGATCTCTTGCACTGTAAGGAGAACTTGGAGCACTAGTCCAATTTGTTCCATCATATTCGTGTGAATCATTTCCTAAAGGATTTGGTCCAGGAGTCCCATCATTACCCATTGTTTTTATGTAAGCTGCTTTTGTTCCACAACCTGCAAAAGTCATATAAGAACCTGGGGCTGCATTTCCTGATGTCCAAGAACCTGGAGCAAAAGTTCTTACTTTTAAACTTCCTGTTGTTGAATTATACCACATTTCTCCTAATAAAGGATTAGAAGGATCTGACGATACTGATTTAATTTTTAAACCTGCTAGTTCTTTGTAAGTAGACATTCTACCTAGACTCCTTAATTATTCTTTAAGAGCCAGCCCTGTGTGCTATCGGTATAGACCAAAGTGTTTGCGGCTCTTTCTGTTGATACTACTAAAGGATCTGTTGATCCTACGATTTTTTCTGTTCCGTTTTGATCTATTGTTAATGCGTTAGTATCAAATGTTCCTGCATAATCAATAAAAGATATCTCATCACCAATAGTTCCTGCAGGTAAATCCATTTCTATTGCACCACCAGTTGTATTAATAAAATATCCATTTCCTGCAACTGCTGTAAAAGGTGTAGAAGTCTGTACTGCTTGCCAAGAAGTTCCGCCTGAGTTATCTACAAAAGATAAATTTCCAGAACCATCTGTAGTTAAAATTTGATCTGCTGATCCAGTTGCTGCAGGCAGTGTTAAAGTGTATGAACCAGTTACTGTTGCATGAGATCTTAATCCTACATAAGCAGAATCATCAGTGTCTGTTAATCTAAGTTCTTTTTGAGAATTAATTATTAAACCTGTTCCTGCTGTCCATATTAAGTCTGCATCTCCAGCAAAAGCTCCTGAATTATTATACTGAACTTGTGTTGTTGCACCACCAGGTAATCCACCTACTGTAAGTTCTTTTATGTTAGGATTAGTGCCATCATCCATTGTAGCATTAATTATTTTAGTTGTTTTGTCAGTAGCTCCCCATGTAACACTAGAACCAGAACCTGAGATATATTTAAATTCTACTGTATATGCACCAGTAGTAGCATTTTCTATAAAATAGAAATTTTCAACATCTATAGGAATTGTTACAGTAATATTTCCTGTAATTGTACCTGTTAATTTAATTACTCGTGTAGCTAAAGATGCTCCCGTTCCTCCATCTACAACAGCTAAATTAGTGGCACCAGTGCCATTAACTGCTTGAGTAGCATAACCGCCCGATATTTGAGATATAAGCTGTAAATTAGTATTAGTTTTTGTTCCCCATGTACCAGCGTTTTCACCGGTTACCATTAATTCAATGCCGAGTCCTGTATAAGATGATGCCATAAATTTTTTCTCCTAAGCCACGTTTACGTTGGTATATGATGTATTACTTCCAGTGTCAACATTTCCATAATGCAGAATACCTAACTCTGAGTTTAATGTAACAGTTAAATCAAATCCAGTCAATCCAATATTCATATCAGTAGGGTTAATTGTGCCTACATTAGTGGTTATGGCACCTGGAGAGGTTAATCCTACAGACATATCATCAGGTGTAATAGTACCTACTGCACTTGTAACAGCTTGACCTGTAAGAGTAACTTTTACCTGTGTTGCTTCAATTAAATTTCCAACATCTGTAGATATTGACAAACCAGAAATTCCTACATTTGTATCTGCTCCACCATTAACAGTTAAACTACCTAAAGCTGTAGTATTTAAATAACTAGGAGTTCCTACTTCAGTATCTTCATTAGAGTTAATTCCTAAAACTCCTTGTGCTACGCTAACTTCTTGCCCTGTTATAGAAAGATTAAAATCAAAATTAACACTTGGAGTTCCAAGAGCTGTTGTAATTGGGAATCCAGACAATCCAACATTCATATCAGCAACGGTAATTGTACCAAGACCAATAGTTGCTAATTGTCCTGGTAAAGTTTCTTTAGCTTCATTAACACTGCCCCAACCGTTTTCACCCCAGTCAAGAGTACCCCAACCTGGATTAAATGCAGTTACAACTCCTGCTGCGTTTTCAGCTACAGTTAAAGATAAACCTGTTAAAGTAACATTTTCATCGCCTTGTTCACCCCAATCATTTTGTCCCCATTTTAATGCACCCCAAGTATTACTTGTAACATCTACAATTCCACCCATAGAAATTCCATGTACCCAACATGCAAAATAAAAATCACTTGATGATGCAGGGTCAATTTCTATGTATCTTGTTGTAGCTGCATTAAATGTTGTTGTGTTAGTGTAATCAGATTGATTAGATGATCCATCTAAATAATAAGTTACGCCTGAAGAAATAATTCCACCTCTCATCGTAACAGTGTTAGTACTATTTGAAGTAGTAAAAATTAAAGGATGATTATCGTTTGAAGAAGCTGATTGATCTAATCTTACTGTTGCACCTTGAACCCACGGAAAAGTAAAACTTCCAGGTTGAGATCCATCAAAATAATAAACATTACCTGAACCACCTACAAGATACTGTGTACCTGTTGCGACTGTGACTGTGATTGTAGTATCAGCCATAAGGACTTAACTCCTTATGATGTTATTCTCAGAATTGCTGCTGATGTACTTGCTGTTGGAAACTCAATAGAAAAAGTTCCATTAGAAACTGTTTTAGCTCCGCCAAATGAAACAACACAAACAGATCTATTAGTTGTAAAACCTGATACTGCAGTTGTGTTATAAATTAAACAACCATATGTTGTAAAAGTTGCTGAAGTCCAAGACGTTCCGTTTGCTGTAGATAAATCTGCAAAGTCTGTATAACTTGTTGTAGTCGAAGAAGTTCCAGTTACGCCTTGATTAGTTAAAGCTTTTCCGCCAGAAGCATAACCAGATGAAGTTGTTGTTACTTCATATGTATTTGTTGGATCTGCTGATGGATCAGACGCTGCTGTCCATTGAGTTGTTGTGCCATCTAAGTTTGCAGATGCTGATGAATACAAAGCTAATTTAAATGCATTACCAGCTGGTGTTTGACCCGATGTGTTAAAGTTATGTCCACCTTTTAATAGTTCTGCTTTAAATGTGTTAGTTACTGCTGATGTTATAGCCATAATTTTTTTCTCCTAATTCCTTTTACTTCGAAGGTGAAGGCGAGTCAATATATAATCTGATAGTTCCATCGTCATAATCATCTCTTCGTCTTCTTCCAACTTGCTCAATTGCAAACTTTTCAATCTCATTATTATATCTTTGTTCGTAGTATGTCAACATATCCTGAGGACCTTTTAAGAAGCCATAAGCTTCTACTAAACAAGCATATAAGAGTCCATTTGGGAAATTTACACTTAAATAATTAGTTGTATTACTGCTCGATAAACCATCAGGTCTTTTAGTAAAATTAACTTGAAAAGTGTAGGTTTTATCAGGTGTTGGAGCAAACATAATAGTTCCAGATGTTGAATCAGTATTTCCTGTCATTGTATATGTAGTTCCAAACATAGCATAATATTTAGGTAAACCTCTTCCCGTTGTTGCGCTATTACCCGCATCTGAAAACTTATTATACTCATTTAAAAAAGTAACATCTCTTTTTTCTAAATATACTTGAGTATTAGGTGTAGTATCGTCTTCAGTAATTTGAATAGATCTAATAGCTAAAGCTCCTGCTGGAGCATTAATATACTGTTGTCCAATAACTAAAGATCCTGTTTGAGATTTTCTATCAGAGTCCATATTTAAATCTCTCATACATCTTAAACACGCATTACCAATAAACTGATCTGTAATTGTAGAAGTAAATACAGAAGTATCTACCTCAGTATAATTTTGGATCGCTGTGGTTAAAGTTGCGTATGTGAATCCGTCATCTACAAATGCCATATTATTGTGGTCCTATCGTTTTTAATGTTACTGGTCCTGACGATGTATTATATCCTCCTCCACCAATTTGTCCAGTAGTTGCTGTATCAGTGCCTCCTTGATCTGAAGTATCTGTATTATAGTTATTTAAAGGATCTTGTAGACATCTTATAGTATCACCTGCTGTATGAGATACACCTGTAGATCCAAAAGAACCTCTTACAACTCCATCTAATACGTTATTAGTAATACCAGTATAAGCAATTAATTCTGCTGCAATAATAACTGCATTAATAGGTGTGCCATCTGAAAAAAAATCTACGCTTCCTGGTGTACGAGGACTTTCTACTTCAAATCCAGTAGAACTTGTTAATGTAATTCCAGTTGTTTGAGTAGCATTAATAGTTCCAACAAGAGTTGTTGTAATATTTGTATAAATTCCAGGAGTAATTTTATGTCCTGAAGCATCACAAATTTGAGCTCCACTAATTCCATCAATTTTAGCTATATTATTAAATGCACCAGCAATTCCTGGTGGTCCTCTAAATCTAACATAACTCGCATGATTTCTTCCGTGATTATCTTCAAAAACATTTATTATAGAACTTCCTGCTGCATAAGTTGTTAATGGATTAAAACTTAAAGATCTTAATGCACTCGATGCGGGTTGTTGTGGTCTTGTAGTTGGTAAGGCTGTTGGATCAGCTGCACTTGGTTTTGGATCGAGTTGTGGTTGTTTAGATTCGAACTCAGAATAATGGACAAATAATCCATTCCATTGTGTCACCATTTCATTCCATGGGAATGCTTGACCACTAATGTCTGAAATTGCTAATGCATATTTTCCTTGTGCAAATCGTGCCATAATTAAATACTTGGATAGTAAGTCTTCGGAGTAATATAAGTACTAGCTTCCGAACCATCCGCTGCCTCCGCTCTTAATAATTCATCTTCGTAAAATAATTTTAAATTTTGTGTTTTTTCAGGAGCATATTTTAAACTTAAATAATAAGCTAATCCTGCACACATACAAGGCACATAGTAGTATGGAACATCAGTTGCATTTGTATAATTACCAGCATCATCAATTCTTGTCATGTAATAAAATTGAACTCTATCTCCTGCCTGACTTGCACTTGGAGTTGTGTATAAAGTAACGGTAACTCTATCAATAAATCTTTGAACCCAATATTGTGAAGGTTGCCCTGTTGCTAATTTATTAGATAAAGAAGAATAAGTTGATCGTGAAATTTTAGTTAAGGGACTGTCTGATTGACTTGTAGTTCCAGCATTGCTTCTGTATGACGCTTCAAAAATATCATCAACGCCAAATAACTGAGCTCCTGCACTATCTAGTAATGTAGATGTTCCATCACCACTTGAACGATATCCAATATATTCATTAGTGCCTGCAACTAGAGTCAAGTATCCATCAGCTATTTGCCAAAGATGTATTCCTCTATTAGCCCATTCTTGAAAAAGAATGTTTAAAGATCTACGAGCAGTTTTAAGCTGGTAACCAGCAACTCCTCTTAATCCACATCTTTCATAAGCTTCTTCAATGATCTCATCAATGTAAAAAGTTTTATCAAATGTTGTAGTGCCTGAAGTAGTATTAGCCATCTACCCTCCTATCCATCATAGAAGAATGTAGCCGAACTTAATCCTGTTACATCAGTATATGCTCCATTAGGAAATAAGATTCCATTATCAGGAATATATGGGTCAGTTTGATTTGTAACTCCGGAAGGAATTCCAAGATGTAAACCAATTGTTCCAGTAATAGACGAATCTCTTACAATTAAACCTACTGCACCTGAACCAGAATGAACATGCATTCCTCTTACTCTTGTTCTACCTGAAAAAATAGGACCTGAAGCAGAAGCATTTGTACCTACAGATAAATCTGTAGCTGTTGATGGTTTTGAAATACTTGTAACTGAAGTAAAAGTAATACTTGTATCATTATTAGCACTTCCTCCTGGACCTGTGTGTTCGTGAGTCACAGCTTTGCCATCTTTGTCTGTACCTACTATTGTAAACACAATAGCGTTTGTTGTTCCACTTCCAGACGTAAATTTTAATGTGGCTGCCACATTACCCCATTCCGCAAATCCAGCAGCTGAAGATGC